CTCATTGGATAATCTCCGATTAAAGTGTCCAACATTGGACGGTTTCAGTTAAGTGTTTATGTCTATACATGTTATATAACACTTTCACTAACATTCAAGTGTTATATAACTGTAAGACAATAAAGTAGGATCATTTGGTTCTTTCCAACCACTGTCATACGACAGTGACTTTTCATTAGGCGTTTTAACATTAGCCAACACTTTGGCTATTTCAAGTTTCTGCTTTAGCAGTTCAGCTTTCGTCATTAGTCTGCCGCCCAAATAGATAGCAAGCAGACACCAACATACGGAACGCCTATCAGCAGCCAATCAGGTGTTAGGTAACCTTGTGATACAAATATCACAGTTGCTGCAAAGACAATGCTTGTCAAAGCCAAGCATAAGACAGTGAGAAACTTTACAAAATACATAACGTATCCTTTCAGGATAAAGTGTCCAACATTGGACGGTTTTACTTTAGTAAAGCTGCTTTAGCTTCATCAACGTTCTGAAAGAACGAGATCGCACGTTGACCTGTGACTTTATCGGTACGATAAACATGCCAAAATCCATTCTTATCTACGATAACTTTGATGGTATTCATAATTAAACTCCGTTTAAAACGTTTCACCATCACTGCCCACTCTTTAGAGTGAGCAGAAACAGTGTAACCTTCGGTTACGCCGCATCACGTTCTTGCTTTGCAAGACGAGAGATCAGATCATCAATGATCTGTTCAAGTTCCAAGCCGTTGGCTTCACACTGTTTGATGATGGTATTCACCATCACTGAACGAGTAATTGGAACAGAAACTTTTGTTTCTGAATGCTGTACAAGCTTTGCTTGTTTGTTATCATCAGACTGTCCAACATTGGACGGTTCTGCTTTAGCAGTTGGTTCATCTGCTGCTTTAGCAGCTTTACGCATTGCAGCTTGTAAAGCTGTTAGAGATGAGAAACCTTTCTTGCTTTTAGCAATAAAGGAACGACACTCTGTTTCGTTTTCAACGAACCATAGTGCTTCAGCACGGCGACGACGATCAATGGTATGAATACCATGATCTTTCAGAACTTGGCGACTGATCTGTCCACTGTCTACAGTGGATTGTGCTTTCAACTGCTGAAGCAGTTTACCCAACCGAGTGTCAAAGCCGTTGGCTTTTGTACTATCTTTCAGACTGTTAGTCTGTTTCCAAATTCTTGCTAGGGCTTTGCCCTCTTTAACCATTGCATCAATAGTTGTTCCAACTACAGTGTTTGATGTTTTTGCTGAATTTGCCATGAGACTTCCTTTCTCTATCTCTAATGTTACATAAGAGAGTTTATATATCTCTCTCACCCTAAAGGGAGAGATATTAAACTATCTGTAACATGGAGAGATAGAGTACAGTGATTGAACTGTCAAGTGACCTAATCAAATTTGTTTCACAAATTACAACGCATGTGATCCTCTGCGCCCGCCGTTTCACGGGTGACTGCAAAAATATATTTCATATATATTTTGAAGTACGTGCGCCAAACTCACGAGGAACTGTAACATAATTGCCACAGTAAGATACCACCTTCGGTGAACTGTCCAACGTTGGACACTGGGATTGCCAACAGCTTCACGATCCTACAAGCCGCATGCAGCTCTGCCAATGACCACCACCCCCTATGGGGGTAGGGTAGAAATGTGCATCGACTTTGCAACACACCTTCGGTGTTACATTATAACTTTTTCACACAGTCTAAAGACTGGCAACTGATTCCATAACAGTTGGCGAAGCCAAGTAAGTCATTGATTTTGTTTACACCTTCGGTGTGTTGGTGGAATGCATCAGTCTGTTTGCTCTCACCGCAAGTCATGACGTTGCATAATGCGCACAATTGCGTGGTGATGAGGGGGTAGGCAGGGGTCATACGGGGGGTGTACGTATATGTATATGGAGAAATACACAGATCAGGAAAAATGAAGTGTTAACCACATTACATATATAGTGGTTTACACACTAGTTGGTTACAGTTTTGTAACATATTGTGATGTAATATTATGTTACAGTTTGTTACAATAGTACGATTGTGGGTTGACATGGGGTACGAAATGTGTAAAACTATATATAGAGAAACTAAGATGACACTTTAAGTGATTACACTTTAAATGTTCACTTAGATGTTAATATAGTTAGATATAATTATACTTAACTAATATTACACTTATATGTATCACTTTAAATGTAGCAGTAACGAAGTACCGCCTTTAGGCAAGGTATTCGTATATTTATTACGAAAGTTCTTGACAATGAGTAAAAAATCAGTAAAACTATATACTGACAATGTTCTTTCTGAGTTCTATAATCATTTAATGAATGGAACCATTGAACAATTGCATATTCCCCATAGTGATGTATTCTACGTGAGAGAAGCCGTACAGAACCATTATGGGAGGCCGTTTACGTTAGAGCACGTAGAATGGGCTATGCGTATGGAAGGTTGGACAGACGAATGAGTGTACCTGAACGTGTAAAGAATAAAATGAAAGAGCTAGGACTGTCTGGCGTTAATAAGCCTAAACGTACTCCTAGTCACAAAACTAAGTCTCACGTAGTAATGGCATCCGAGGGTGGCAAATATAAAGTTATACGTTTTGGTCAGCAAGGCGTTAAGGGTGCAGGTAAGAATCCCACTAGTGCTAAAGACAAAGCACGTAAGAAGAGCTACTATGCACGGCATAATGCTCAAGGTAAGCCGACGAGTAAGCTAAGTGCTAAGTACTGGTCGCATAAGGTCAAATGGTAGGAAAGTAAAATGGCATTAAAAGCAGTCCGTAAGGTAGCTAAAGCAGCAGGTAAAGCAGCTAAAAAAGCTAAGAAAAAAGTATATGATCCAGACAAGAAAGCTACGCCTAGTAGTGTAAAACGTGCCGTAAAAAGTGAACGTTCTAAAGCTCGTGCAGAGAAGTCTAAAGAAACTAGTAAAAAAGGTACACAAGGTACAGGCTTTCGTTTTGCAAATAAAAAAACTACATCTGAACCTGCAGCAGGTCGTATAAATGCTCGTACAGGTGGGGATGACAAAGCTGCATACGAACAAGAGTATGGTCGTGGTGGTAAAGAGAATATTACGTCAGGTAAAAAGTCTTATACACGTATGGACGAAGCTGCGTCTAAAGGATCACGTAAACGTGCAAAGAAAGTTGTAGAGTTAGAAAAAGAAGGACGCACTAACCCTGAAGCTAAAGCAAAGGCTAAAGAACTAGATAAAAAGTCTGCAAAGGCAGAAAAATCAAGAGTAGCTAAAGCTAGTGCAACTAGAAGTTCAGAGGCACGTAAAGATAAAGGTGTATCTGTACGGGGAATGAGTGGTGTAGAACGTATTGGTGCCAAAGATAAAATCAAAGAAAAAGATATACATATTGGTAACACAACTAATGGTATTAAACGTGACGGTGAGATTATTGGTAATCCTACAGCCAATCAAATTAAAACTGCTATGCGTGACTTTGATTCTCGTAATGCTATTGCAGCTAAGGCAAAAGTTATTAAAGAAGCTAAGGCATTTATTAAACGTGCTCGTGGGCCAGAAGGTACACCTGCTATGCGTAGAGATGCAAACACTATTGAAAAGTTAATAGATCAAATGAAGGGCCGTAAGTCTATGGCTTCAGAAAATGCCCGTAAAGATCAAGCTCGTCGTCGTGCTCAAGATACACCTGAAAAGAAAGCTGCACGTAGAGAAGAGGCACGTAAAAGCTATGCACGTAGCCAGAAAGGCTTGCGTGAAAAAGCACGTAAGGCTGTACCTGCCACTCCAATGGCTCGTGGTGGTTCAGTTACAAGTAAAGCTCGTACAGGACATACAGACATGCGCAAGGGAGGCTTGTTTAGATAATGGCTGAGAAAAAGAAAAATAAACCCGCAGCAACTACTCGTATGAGTACTAAAAAACAAGCAGGTTTTTCCCTTGCTACTTCTCCACGTTTTAAAACAATTGCAAAAAAAGTAGACGATGGAGAGCTTACTACTGCAGAAGCTATAGACATGTTAATTCCTAAAGACCTAAAAGGAGAAGAACGTGCAAAAGCAAGAGTAAAACTTGCTCAAGCTATAGGCTCACAGAATGCAAATAAGTTTCTTGCAGAATCAGATCAGGAACGTAACGAGAAATTTTCCAAAATGAAAAAGGAAACTACACAAACACGTAAACCTTCTTTTAACAAAGGTGGCTATGCAAATTGCGGTGCATCTATGAAAGCTACACAGCAATCAACTAACATGGCATACGGTGGTATGGCTAGAAAGAAGTAATACTATGTGGATAGGCATCTTACTGGTGTGTTTTGATCCTATGGCATTGTCATGTAAGATCATAGCAAAACCAGAACCTTTTTATTCTGAACAGGCATGTTTAGAAGAAGCAGAACAAATAGCTGCAAATACAAGAGCAATGGGTGCCTATGCCACACCACACTGTCATAAAGTTGAAGGTAATAGTACATAATGCCAGTAGAAAAAGTTGAAGGTGGTTATCGGTGGGGTAAAACTGGTAAAGTTTATAAACGCCGCATTGATGCCGTTAAACAAGGACAAGCTGCACATGCTGCAGGATATAATCAGTTTAACAAAGGCGGTGTTCCTAAAGGCTATCATAAAATGCCAGATGGTAGTATTATGAAAAACTCAGAACATAAAGACTATAGACATGGTGGACTAATACTACACACAAAAGATAATAGGAAAAAGAAATGAAGTTTACAGACTGGAAAGCTGAGTTAGAAGAACATGGATACGTAGTTACTGAAGACACTATTACTACACAACGTGGTGACGTGCTTGCAGGTAAAGACCCATACGGTGGGTATTACATCAGTGACTCACGTATTCAAGACATTGTAAGTAAGAAACCTAGCAAGGTTAAGAAGGTAACTAAAAAAGTTAAGAAGGTAGCAGAAGCTGCCACTGAACTTGTAATGGAACGTGCTCGTGACAAGAATGGACATTTTATTGCAGATGATCCAGACACTGAAGTTAACGAAGCATGGGTAGTTAAGACAGTCAAAAAAAAGTGTTAAAGAAAAAATAATGGTAGCTTTAACTTATAACACAGCAACTGAAAGTCTTGCAGTTACAGCCACTGCAGGTGGGGCAAGTAGTGATGTTTTATACACTTGCCCTAATAACTATGATGCTGTAGTTACCTTTCTTCATATAAGTAATGGGGGTGCATCTACAGATAATGTTTCTATTCAGTGGTATCATAAAGAAGATGACACGTACTATACTATACTTAATAACAAAGCTGTTTCAGGTCAGGATGTATATAATATGATTACATCTGATAGGTTGCACTTACATGCAGGTGACAAGATAACTGTATTTAATGGTGGTGGTAATATGGGTGTCACAATATCTGTAGAGGAACATTACAACCCTAACAGAAAAGCATAACGGGGTTGCATTATTGTCTATAGTATGTTATAACTATATATGATATAACTATCTCGTGCAGTAAAATGCTGCACTAGCAAAAGGAGATAGTTATGAAAGAATGGTTTAAAAAAGTATTTAACGCATTTATTGAGGCACGTCAGGCTGAAGCAAATCGTCGTATTGCAGCAATGCATTTGTATCGCATGACAGACCGTGAGCTAAATGATATTGGCATTGGTCGTGGAGATATTAAACGAATTGTCTATGAGAACGAAGTCGAAACTAAAGAACAAAGCACCAATAGCAAAAAAAGCAAAAGCAATGTCTCGTGGCGGCAGTACATCTACAGTAAACTCGGCTGGGAACTACACAAAGCCAACCATGCGTAAAAACTTGTTCAACAAGATTAAAGCAGGTACTAAAGGTGGCGGTGCAGGTCAATGGTCTGCACGTAAAGCCCAAATGTTAGCCAAGCAGTATAAAGCTAAAGGCGGTGGTTATAAGAGCTAAGAGGGCGATATGGACCCAGTGACAATTATCAGTGGGGCCACTGTTGCCTTCAACGCACTTAAAAAAGGCTTTGCTATTGGTAAGGACTTACAGGATATGTCTAGTCAACTAACACAGTGGGCAGGACATATGGCTGATTTAGGTCAAGCTGAGAAACAAGTAAACAATCCTCCTTGGTGGAAATCATTGGGTGGCTCTGTTGAAGCTGAAGCAATGGAAGTGTTTGCAGCTAAACGTAAAGCAGAGCAAATGCGTAAAGAGTTAAAAGACTATATTAGTTTTACAATGGGTCCATCAGCTTGGGATGAACTGATACGCATTGAAGCCAAGATACGTAAACAAAAAAGAGATCATGAATACCGTAAGGCTGAGTTACAAGAAGCGATTATAACTTGGACTATATCAGGGTTATTATTACTTAGTGGTATAGGCGGTATCATATTCTTTGCATGGTTAATGTCAAATGGCTAAAGCTAAATCACAACAAAGCTTAGATAAATGGACTCGACAGAAGTGGAGAACTAAGAGTGGTAAACCTTCGACACAAGGTCCAAAAGCTACAGGAGAACGTTACCTTCCTGAAGCTGCAATTAAAAACATGTCTAGTTCGCAGTATGCAGCTAGTACAGCAAAGAAAAGAAAAGATACTGCAGCAGGTAAGCAGTTTTCTAAACAGCCTAAAGCAGCAGCTAAAACGGCTGCACGTTTTCGGAGGACGTAATGGTAGTTGACTTTGACGTAGATGGTGATGGCGTTATCACCGAAACTGAAGTAGCAATGAAAGAACGTATGCTTGAAATAGAGCTACGTGAAGAAAAAGCTGAATCACAAAAATTTATGGCTTGGGTAGCTATGGGCATGATGATTATCTTTACTGTATTTCTATTTACACCATTTATGTCAGACTCACGTGTAAATGCTCTAGCAGATTTGCTAGGGTTATTTTATATTGCACAAACTGGTGTAGTTGCTGCGTACATGGGAGCTACAGCTTATATGGCAGGTAAGCCTATGGGCAACAAAGTGGCAATGAGTAAGGATATGAGATAATGGGATTTAGTCTAAGTAGTCGTTCACTAGGTAAGTTAGAGGGTGTTCACCCTGATATGGTAGCAGTTGTTAAACGTGCTATTGAATTAACTGACGTTGACTTTGGTGTGACGTATGGAGTTAGAACTTTAGCAGAGCAAGAAGAACTGTATAACTCTGGACGATCACAGACTATGAAATCCAAACACCTTATTCAGGAAGATGGATACTCACATGCTGTAGACCTTGTAGCCTATTTTGGTTCTAATGTTTCATGGGAACTGAATGTTTACGATAACATTTGTGATGCTATGGCACAGGCAGCAGAAGAACTAGAGGTGCCTATCAAATGGGGTGCAGCTTGGTCTGAAGGTGACATCCGTTACTATGATGACACTGCAGAGGACGCAATGAATGCGTACATTGACCTACGTAGATCACAAGGTCGTAGACCGTTCATTGATGCTCCACATTTTGAGAAGATGTAATGGAAAACTTAAAACTTCCTATCACTGTAATAAGTGTTATAATATTACAAATTGGCGGTTTTATTTGGTGGACTGCACAACAAGCAGCCACTATTGCTGATCTTGAAGAGACAGTAAGTCAACTAGGTAGTCGTATGGCTATTGAAGATAACGTTAATCTTAAACGGGATGTTCAAGATAATGCTATGGAAGTTAACTATCTTTGGGATGAAACAGACGATATTTGGGTAGAGATAGATGGTTTAGCTATGTCAATTAATGACATTAACGGTCTTAAACAAAGAATAGCAGCTATTGAAACAGAGTTAAAATATATTGGACGTGATCACGAAGGTGTGCTTGATATGAAGGGCAGTATGAAGTGAGATGGTTAGTTTTAGCTCTATTCTTATCTGGCTGTGGTTTAACTTCACTGTTACCTACAGGTGGAACTAACGTAGCTGCTAATACACAGTTAGGCAAAGAGAACAAACAGGCCGTAGTTACTTACGAAGAAGAAGAAACTAATAACGCAGGACGTGACATCGTTACAGAAACAAAAGAAGTAGAAGCAGGTCCAGTAGAAAAGCTAATGATTAGTAATCAAAACATTCCCCCTTGGGTTATAATGCTGCTACTACTAGGATGGCTACTTCCTACCCCGACACAAATAGGTCAATCAATAGCAAACTTTGTGCTTGCATTGTTTAGAAGAAAGAGTTAAAATGGCACGAGCATTAACAGAAAAACAACAGAAACTACTAGCTGTCTTATTTGACGAAGCAGGTGGTGATATTGTAGCTGCAAAAAAGATTGCAGGGTATTCGGATGCTACTTCATCTACGGAGATCATTAACTCTTTGAAAGAAGAAATACTAGATGCTACATCTGCTTACATGGCACGTAATGCACCTAAAGCTGCAATGGCTATGGTAGGTGCTTTGTACGATCCTACTGAACTAGGTATTCGTGATAAGATGTCAGCAGCAAAAGAACTACTAGATCGTACTGGCCTAGTTAAAACAGAAAAGATGCAAGTAGA